TTTTAAGGATATGATCTTCGGCTGGCTCGAAAACGGGATGACTGAATTTTATGAAGAGCTGCCCGAATATTATATAAACGAATTGACGAATGAAGTTTTGAAAAAAGAAGTCTCAAAAAAGGGGAAAACCGATTATGTTTGGATGCCGAAATACAAGGGAGCTCCGACACATTCACTTGATACGGCTGTTTACGCAACGGCGGCTGCCTGGCGGCTGCGGAGTATGTGGCAGCAGTCAGTGACAGGTAAAAACAAACCCGTAAAAACTCAACCGAAAAACAGGGATGCTAAAAAGAGGCGGCGAAAAAGTTTCGTAGAGACCGATGGTAATTTTCTGAACGGGATAGGGAGGATACTATGAGCGGTTTCCTCGATGAGCTCCCGGAAAGTTTTCAGCAGCAGCGAAAGCGGAAAAAGACCAGGCCTAAAATACCCGATGTTGTTATCTGGCATGTTATTCGATGTCCAAAGTGCAAATCAGAAAAGGTACCCGTACAGCGAACAAAAGTTGAAGATGGATTCACAATTCGTTATCACAAGTGTCAAAAATGCGGATTTTGCTTTAAATCTGTTGAAAAATAATTGACAAAAACCATCATTACTGGCTTTAAAAGGGCTATTTTAAAAAATATTCCACTTTTTTTAAAAAAATCTCAAAAAAACTGTTGACAAATAGTGCGGTATGTCGTACTATAAGTATAGTTAAAAAGTTAATAATTGATAATTAAAAAGAAAGTGAGGTAATTATGAAAACTGAAACAAAAAACAAAATTGAAAAAAACAACGCCGAAATTAACGAAAGCCAGGAATTTTTAGATTTAACCAGTTCGTTTGAGACAGGTGTTAGTAATCTAATCTTTCGCAAACTTCAGAATCATTCCCGAATGGAGATAGATTTATTATTGGCACAGTTGAAGCTCAATAATCTACCAACCGTAGATTCGATTGTGGAGTGCTTTTGGAACGATTTTAATTGTAAGTGAGGTGTAAAAATGAAAACAAAAAAAGTAACAAATTGGACTTATGAATATTGCGAATCAATGGCAGCCGATTGGCACGATGCAGCTCAGGTTATCTGTGATAATCTACCGGAAAACATTGACTGCCCGACAGATGCTGAATTATGGACAATAGTTAAAAATATCTGCAAAGAAAAGGGTTACGATATTAAATACATGCCGGAATCAATCTCTTTCACGCCTGTTTTTGGTGAGGCAAAAGATTAATGGATTTTAGAAAAATAGTTATCACTGAACTCAAGCGGCGAAATATGAGCAAACATCGACTGGCCCAGTTGCTGGATGGTAAGATCAGCCGCACGCACATTTACGAATGGCTGGCCGGCAAATATGATATCACTGCAGAAAAACTTGCTGTTATCCTTGAAGTTTTGGGGATCAAGGTTAAAAAATAAGCGTTATTCCGTCGTAAATGCAGCTTAAAAGCCCTTTTCAGGGCTTTTTTTATATGCAAAAAAATTTTAAAGTACGTTCCAGAATCTGGAACGAGGAGGGTTATATACATTTCTTTTTAATTGCAAAATACCGGTATGAGTATGACTTATGCAGAACAACTCGATCAGGTGCAAAAAACAATAACGGTTATAGAAACAACCGGTCAGGAATACACCATGAGCGGTGTCACTTACAGATATGCTGATTTAGAGACGCTTTATAAAAGGGAATCGCGGCTTTTGGCCAGGATCGACAGGAAGAATAACGGGGGGCGGACAGTTGCGGAATTCAATTAAAAAAACCGTTACTAAAACTTATCAGCGAAATAAACAAACGCTGAGCCGGTTCAGTATTGAAAGAGCCGCGACAAAGGCCTCGCAAAAAGTCGACAAATTCATCGGTATATTTTCACCTAAGACAGCATACAAACGCCAGGCTTTCAGGTTTGCTTATGATGCGATAAAAAAGAGCCGGCTGAATAAAAGCAGGGGCACGATTTCAGATGCGACAGAGGATGCTCTTTTATCGGAGTTCGATCTTGCTGAATTTCGACTGATCGGGCGGGACATGAGCAGGAACAACCCGATCGCGGTTGGAATGCTTGAGACTGAGGCTGATGAGATTATCGGTAATGTCTTAAAGATCAAGCCGGACACCGGCAGTGAAAGTCTCGATGCCGAGATCGAGCAGGCCTGGAAAGAAGAGGTTTTGCAATCGCCGGTTGATGTAAAGGGTGAGTGGAACTTTTTACAGGTATTGCGGCAGATATTTACAGCTTATCGGAGAGATGGTGACTGCGGCTGTATTTTTACAGACGATGGCTTGCAAATAATCGAGGGTGAGCAGATAGGGACACCAATCGGGAAAGATGAACCGCTTTTTAAAATAATTAACGGTGTTGCCAGAAAACCTAACGGCAAACTCTTAGGCTATTATGTAGGCAAGCCAACAAAATATGGTTATATCGAGATTGGCAGTTATAAAAAATATGATGCTAAAGATATGCACCTGATGTACTGGCCGTGGAGATCGAGCCAGTCGAGAGGGATCCCGGCCTTAACACCATCTATAAAATTCATGGATAATCTTTATGGATATCTCGAAGCGGAACTCGTAGCTGCAAGGGTTAACGCCTGCAATTGTATGTTCGTTGCAAGAGATGGTGAGGGCATGCCGGACGGATGGACAGGAGGATCGAGTCCGGAGGGTGTTACTGATGATGGTAAACGGATCGAAAAGATGGAGCCGGGGACAATTATTTATGGTCAGCCGGGGGAAACGGCAACGGGGATCACACAGACCAGGCCGGGGAACATGTTCGATCCATATGTGAATAAAATGCTGAGCTTTATAGCCAGGCCCTTGTCCCTGCCTTTGATGCTGGTTACTCTGGATTTTTCGGGGGCAACGTATATGAACGCCCGTATCGCAAACCAAATTGCGAAAGAAAACTGGATCCGCCAGCAGGAATTCATAATTAAGCCATTCGTTCGTAAATTTTATAAAAAATGGTTAGCTAAAAAATGGCCGGATGCAAAAACAAATAATTCGATATTGTGCCGAAGATGGCCCTATGTTGACCCTGTCAAAGAAGCGGCAGCAGATAAGATCGAGTTGAATGATAACAAAACGACTTCACCACAGGAAATCTGTGCAAGAAAAGGTGTTGATTTTGAGGATGTTTTGAAACAAAGAAAAGAAGCCGGGTTAGATAACGATAAAGACGAGGCTAAAAATGCAAGCAAATAAAGATAAAAATCAAGCTCCGATCAATCAATGCCAATTTGATAATATCGGAAATGTAACCTTTGCTGAAAAAGGTAAGGATTATGAGTTCAATATCATAGGATATAGTGGTAAAGAGATTAAAAATCACTGGTGGTGGGGAAATCTTGCGTTCGATATGACCGGTTTAAAATTTGCAAAAAAACCTACCCCCATTTTAATGGAACACAGCCTGAGCAGTCGACTCGGTTTTGCGAAAGAACAAAAAATCGAAGACCAGGTTTATGTAAATGGTGACTTTCTTGAGAACCAAATCGCCCAGGATATAAAAAACGATATGAAAAAAGGTTTCCCGATGGAAGCGTCGCTATCGCTGGTTCCGTCGGTGATAGAAAATATTGAAGATGGGGAAACAGTAGAGGTTAACGGATTTAAGCTTAAAGGTCCTGGTACGGTTTTTCGTAAGGCGATAATTAAAGAGGTCAGTATGTGTGTATTCGGTGCTGACAGCAGTACAAGTTCAAAAACGTTCACCGACGGCGATGAGCGATATCAATTTTCAATTATTAATAGTGGAAAGGAAAATGACATGAGTGAGAAAATGACAGACTTGACGCTTGAATCATTTGCCGCCGATTACCCTGAACTCCACGAACAGGTCGCGGCAAAATTCAAAGCTGAAGGTAAAACAGAGGCTGAAAAAGGCTTTAACGAAAGGATCGCACAATTTGCTGGCCAGTTCAGTAAAGATCCGGAGTTTTGTATGCAAATGCTTAAAGACAATGTCAGTTTTGCTGATGCTGTCAAAAAGCAGGCTGAAAATCTCAAAAAGGCCGAAACGGAATTTGCTGCTAAAAGTCAGGAGTCAGGTCAGCAGACTTCGACGGAAAAAGTCGATGCGGCTGAGCAGGCATTCAGCGATGACAAGGAACCTGTGACAAAGGACGATTTGGCAAAGTCGAAATTTAACGAAAAGACGGCGACGAAAGATGAGCTGATAGCTCACTTTGCTGAAGACAAAAAGCTGCAGAGTGAATTCGTAGATGCAGAGACTTACGCTGCTGCTATTCTTGGCGACAGAGGGGAGATTTAATTATGGGAGCGAAAGATCCAAAAATCACCGAGCTCGAAGGCCAGGTTACAAATCTGACTGAGGAGCTTGAAACAGCCAAAGCTGAAATCGCAGATCTGACTGGAAGGTTAGAAGCTGAAACTACAGCTAAAACAGACGCTGAGAATAAGCGTAAAAAAGCCGAGAATGAACTTAAAGCGGCTGAGGTCAGCAATGTACCCAAAAACTTCAAAGGGTTTATTATTCCAGTTGGTGATCCCTACGTCGATGGGGTTAAGCGGTTTCTGAACAAAACCGAAAAGGTCGGTAAAATCAGCGGAGATTTGTGTGTTAGATATAGCAGCAAATACGCAGAGAAGGCTTTGAAGAATTATATTCTCAGAGCTTCAGGAGCTGAGGATAACAAGCGTGTAGCATGGGCCCAAGAAGAACTTAAAAAAGTTTAAGAGCCCAAGAAAAACTTAGAAAAGTTTAAGAGCCAAAGAAAAAAGAAATTTAGGAGAATTTAATTATGGCACTTTCAGCTAATACAGTACTGACAGAAGAAGTCAGTAATCAAAATTCGATCCCGGCAGCGGCTTCTGCAACGCTTTACGAAGGAGCGATGATCG